GGGGGGGGGGGGGGTAACCATTAGCCATAAAATGTCAACTCCTTGAAGTGTTACGTAATGTGATGGTGGAATCATATTATACACAATAATTAAGAAAGATACACATAATATCAATAAAATTTTTGGAAAAAAGAAGCGTGATGATGATAAAACAATCAATCTCACGAAGCAGAGGGACGGTATCTTGAATAGGAATGTAGAAACGCGGATCACCCGCCGTTACCCAGGGTTTCATCAAAAAATAAAAAAGGCGTGAAATAATATGGTGAGAAAGAAAAACGCTGTCCGGAAAGATGGGTTGATACCGAAACAGATATACTTAGGGAGAGACGAGAACGGTAAGCGTATAACAAAAACCGTATACGGGAAAACGCAGAAGGAAGCTGACGCGAAAAAGAACGAGCTGGAAGCGCTTCTTAAAAAAGGCGTAGATATACTGGCGGCCAACGATAGCTTTGGAACGTGGGCTACAAAATGGCTTAACTGGAAGCGTGCTCGTTCAAAGGATAAGTTATATGCCACACACAATACGAATGTGGCAAAATTTGAGGCTATATGGGATAAGCCTATATCAAAAATCATGGTCAGTGACATAGAGGCGATCATCGATCCGCTTGCAGAGAGTAGTCCGGCTTCTGGCAAGCCTCTTTCGAAAAAAACCCTTGAAAGTATATTGGGAACTGCTCGTCAAGTGTTTGAGTATGCTTGTACAAGCAAGGCTCTTACTGATAATCCATGTGAAAAAGTAACATTGCCTTTGACAAAGGCACCGCAAAAGCGTCGCGCTCTGACACCTGAGGAACAACAATGGATCTTAGATACTGAGCACAGAGCGAAGCGAGCGGCTATGATCATGATGTACAGTGGGCTGAGGCGAGGCGAGCTAATAGCTTTGTTATGGACTGATATCAACCTGGAAGAAGGAACGATATCTGTAACGAAAAGCGTTGAGTCTGACCACGGACAGTTAAAATTGAAAGACGGGGCGAAATCCGAGTATAGCATTCGGGTTGTTGATATACCGAGCGTCCTAACTGAATATTTGCGTAATGAGACGCGTGATAGTTTTTATGTTTGTACGAATGCTAAGAGGGGTATGCATACTGATCAAAGCTGGAAAAATATGTGGGATTCCTATTTAACTGAAATTAACTGCAAGTATGGCCGTTTTATTAATAAACCTAAAAGTAAATTCGACCCTAACGGTGTTCCATTTGTTATTCCGCGGTTCACAGCGCATTGGCTTAGGCATACATTTTGTACGCTGATGTACCTTGCTGGCGTTGATCTTCTAACTGCTCAACAGCAGATGGGGCACGCAGATATTAGGACGACACTGGCTATTTACTCGCACTTAGATAAAATTCACAAGAGAAAATCAATGATGAAGTTAGACAATTATTTGAGTGATTCAGGTAGTATTCAGGTAAATGAAACCTGAAAATGGCTATAGAACAACAAATTTGCAATTATATACACGCTCTGTTAACCGGTAGGTTGTAGGTTCGAGTCCTACTCGGGGAGCTAAAATAAAAAGCCCGCAAATCCTTATGTATCAAGGTTTCGCGGGCTTTTTATTTACTCTAATACCAGGAGGTATTCCTACTTTTACAGTCATATTCTGCTTAACACTGGAAAATATTCAGGTAAGGATTCAGGTAAATTATAATAACAGAAGCATTCACTATGCGAAATAAATCAGGATTTTTTGAGGACACGAAAACGGGCTTTTCGTGGTATAGTGGGTACAATCGAGAGAAGTGACAAACGAGGCCGACGCGAGAGCGCCCGGCCTTTTTTGTTAGCGTGAAGTGGCTGTACATGCCACCGACGCGGAGTTGTCCCCCCGCGCCTTTTTCACGCCTTGAAAAAAACCGGCAGGGTCATCCCGCCGGTTTTCGCTTACTTCTCCCACGCTTTTTTGTCGATATCGACGACACAAGCGACGCCTGGCCGCTCCCGCTTCATCTGCTCGAATAAGGCGAATGCCTCCCGGCGCTGGGTACCGGGGAACGGTTTGTTGAAGCTTAGCGCGGTTTTGATTTTCGGGTCATCGTAGATAGTGTGAATTGACACGTAGTAAGTCACTTTTTTATCTGACCAGCTTTTTTGCCGGGTCAAACGTAGCTCTTGACGGCTCCCGATGGATTGCAGGGCCCGCGTGTGGGCGAACAGGTCAAGGCGGTATTGCTTGATAGCCGCTATAATTTCTTCAGCTCTGGCGATGTCGTTCGCGGCGTACTGGTCATACCGCTTAAGGTTATCCAGATCGGCGCTATCATCGAACCGGTAAAAGTATGAGCTAAACCGTTGCTCCCGGTTAATTGTGTATAGGTTATCCATGGCTTACCCCGCTTTCCTGGCATACCAGCCGAATCGTTTCATAGCCGCTATTTTACGCAAATCGGCTGAATAGATTAGGTACCCGATGATAGTCTTTTTTAGTCTGTATGTCATGGTTTCCCTCACTTTCCGCGGGGATATACCGCCCCGCCCGGTGTATGTCGATTTACGCTATCTTCGCGACTTGGTAGGCTTCCTCTTGGCCGTCGGCGGTGATTTTTACCGCGCCGTATTTGGCTTTGATCCAGCTGATATCCCGTTTGCTGTGAGTGGATTTGTAGCCCGCTGGCCGCCAGTACCACAGCGCGCGCTTCGGGGCCCAATAACAGCCCGCCGCCTTGAGCGCGTCTTTGTGCTTCCTGGTGTCGCCGCCGATCCAGAGCCACGCGCCTACAAGCTCTATTTCAAGGCCGTCAAGGTTGATAATCTTGGCGATGATGTCCATGTACTCGCGGGCTACCTCATGCATGCGGCGGCTGCTCTTGGCTTCGGCGGTGTCGGCCGCCTGGAGCCGGGTAAAAGCCTTTTCATACTCCGCGTTGATTCGCTTCATGGTTTCGGTGTCGCCGCCGCGGTCCGGATGATGTTTCATCGCCAGTCGGCGATAGGTGGTTTTCAGTTCTTGCAGGGTCTCGCAGTTGTCAAAGTATGTCATTGTTTTTTCCTCCTTCGCGTATAACGGGCTTATTCCGTATCTGTCAATGTGAGCCTTGATTTTTTCCTGTATGTCTTGTTGTTTTTCCTCAATGAGCCAAGTTACATGTTTTTTTAGCTCGGCCATTGTTTTGGTTGATGAGTATAGCCGCAGGCCGGTTTTCCCTTCGGTGGCTTCCCACCAGCCCGCCGCGTCCCTGCAAGCGAATATGTCATATCCCTTTGATGTCCAGTAGTAACCCTGTGCCGCTTGGTATTCAAATCCCTTGGAACCCTTAATGAATTTGTAAAATGTTACCTGCTTCGCCATAATAAAACGCCTCCTTCGGTGTTGTCGTCCCGCTGGAAGCGTGATAAAATAAATATATCAGGCCGCCTCGCGGTTTGGTGGGGTGATAGTCGCTTTGATTGTCGAGATCGGGAGCGGCTATCGCTTATTTATTAAACTGTTTCCTGATGGTTTCGGTGGGACTCACGCCCGCTGCTTTGTTTGCCTCAATGGTTTTGATGATTTCGGCGTCCGTGTCCCTTCGGAGATTTACGCGGTAATACTGATAAGTCTTGTCGTTATATCGCTTCTTTACCGCCGTAGAAGTGACAGTCTTGCGTTTTTCAGCCATTTACACCTCCCTGTTTCTATGGTAAACTATAACCAGCGGGGCGCTAACCTCCTTTCATTGGCGGTTAGCCCGCACAATCAAACAACTTTTGTTAGAAGCCGTTTACCTTGCTGGGGGACGGCTTCTGCGCTTTATGATAACCGTTACGGTGTAACCAAGGATATGTAACGTTATCCGCATTCACTTCACCTCGCTTTCGCTTGGTGTAGCTAACCGCCTCGCCCCGCTGGCTTGATTTAAGCTTAACACATACCGGAATAGTATGTCAATGTTTTTCTTCAACGGCAATGATAGCGCCATTTCCGGCGCGGACGTCGCCGTTTTGTATTTTCCCCGCCCTCACGCGTATACGCGCGTAGTATATATTACTCATACTCTATACTAAGGCACGATACCCATACTCTGGTACTATATTCGCACATACGCATAGTGTACAAGAGCTACCCTCGCCGGAAAGGAGCCGCTCCGATGATATCCGAAACAAAAGCCGCGCCACAGAAAAAACCAAATCCCAAACGCCGGCCACACAGGTATAACAAGCCCATCGACGGCCTGCCGGTTACCAACCCAGGCGGAGCGCCGCCAAGGTACAAGACGCCGGGACAGATGCAGGAAGTTATTGACAGGTACTTTGAGAGCCTGCGCGGGCCGCTGCTGGATAAGGACGGTTACGCCGTGTTTGATGACAAGGGGCTTCCCGTCATGGTTGAGAGGATACCGCCCGCTATTACTGACTTGGCGCTTTTTCTTGGGTTCAGTGGACGCATGGCTTTGCTTAATTATCAGCATAAGGACGACAAGTTCAATGACACCGTTTCACGCGCGAAGGCGCGGATTGAAGGCTACGCTGAGCGTCGATTGTATGACAAAGAAGGGTTTCAAGGCGCGAGATTCAATCTTATCAACAACTTCAAGGGCTGGCAGGATACTGGCGCGGACATAGAGTTACGTGGTTTTACCGTTAACCTTAACGTGATTCCCGCGGGCGTGAGCCCTCCGTTAGTAGAGTGACAGCTTCCGATAATACATGTTCAGTCAACTAACAAATGGCGCTGTAGAGCCATTCTTATAATGAGCTCTTTTTTTTATGGCTGTTTGTAGATGGTTTTACACATCCCAGGGCTATACCGTGGTGACTCAGAGGGGTACCCCAGGGGCAGGGAAACAGAGCCGCCCGAGGGGGGGTGTGGGGTACGTATCGACACCCTCACTCAAAATATCTGACATACGCCCTTACTGGAAGTTACTGGCAATACTACTGATACGCCATTCCGCGAAATATACCCTTATTGCCATCACTGGAAATAGATGGAAAGATAATAAGTGAGGTGACATAGCGTGGGCGTTATAACGATAGTCCGGGTGATTGAGGTGGAGACGGGCTGGATAAAATCTGAGCGGATATTTGACGGCGTGCCTATAATAATGGCCGACAGGAGAACGGGCGGGCAGGAGGAGAGAATGATGTCGAGGAAATGCTCGCTTACGGACAATTGCCCGATAGGTGACGCGCTGGAGAAGGAGCCAAAATGGAACAGGCTTAGTCGCGCGAATCGCTCGGAATTTTAAGAAAGTATATAAAGAAAGAGTAAGATACAATGTATTTTGCCGGTTTTCGTTGACGCTGAGCCAAAAACAGGGCGAAAAACGTATAGCTGTGGGATATATGTATTTATGTTATCGGAAGTAAAACGCTTTGACCTTTTGACCAATGACGTTTCGTGAGGTTTTATGCGGAGTTTATATGTTGGCGATGACCGCGATATCGCGAAAATGAACCAAATGACGCACGAGGAGCGGATGGCTGACCTGCGTCTGGAGGACGAGGCTAAGGCTCGGAGGCGTAGGCTTAAAAACATTGGGCCATTCAGAAGGTATAGTCAACTTAACAACGCTTACTGCCTTACGATTTCCAGGCTGGCGAGACAAAGCCCGATGGCTGTCTCGCTTTTCTTTTTTCTGGCGTCCATAGCTGACAGGCGAAACGCGGTAAAACCGATGACGCAAGCGGAGATGGCGAAAAAAATCGGGGCGAGTCAACCAGCGGTGAGCGACGCGATAAAAACCCTGTTGGAACATAAACTGATATCGGCGCGAAAAGACGGCAAGGCGAATGTCTACGCTATTAATCACGCGGTTTTATGGAGGGACAAGAAGGATAAGACGCGGTTAAGCGAGTTCAAAGAGGTGGGGGCGAGTGAGGAATTACTTTAGTAATTACTTTGACCTTTTCTATGTTTTGGATATTGGGTTTTACGCGACGCTTTACCACTCGCGGATTAAGCCGCTTGAGGACGAGGGATACTCACAGGGAACGATATGCTATTGCGCGTCTAAAGAAATCGAGAAGCTGGACTCGCTGGCAGGAAACGAGTCATTGTTCTGGGAGTATTTCTATAAAATGGTAAGAGAGAAAGGCATAAAAAGAAGCGCCGGAAATAAGCGGCCAAAATTGGAGTTGATTCATGGATCTCAACATAACGGAAAAGCAGCGGCAGTTCATTGAGAGCCCGGCGTTTGAGACGCTGTTCGGCGGGGCGGCCGGCGGCGGGAAAAGCTTCGGGCAAGTGGTGGACGCTTTTATATATTCCAACAAGTACCCCGGCAGCAAGCAGCTTATCCTGCGCCGGACGTTCCCGGAGCTTGAGAAAAGTATCATTCGGACCGCGCTGGGGCTGTTCCCGCGGGGGCTTGGGAAGTATAATCAAACGACGCATAGTTACCGGCACCGCAATGGGTCAGTCATAGACTACGGCTTCTGCGACGCGGAGAACGATGTCTATAAGTACCAGTCGGCTGAGTACGATGTTATCCGTTTTGACGAGCTTACGCACTTCACCGAGTCGATGTACTTATATCTTCTGTCCCGCTGCCGCGGGGCTAACGCGTTCCCCAAGTCGGTGAAGTCAACGACGAACCCCGGAAACGTGGGGCACGTCTGGGTGAAGCGGCGGTTTATCGACCCGGCGCCCCCGGGCGAGCTCATCACGGACGGGAAGCTTACCCGGGTATTCATACAGGCTTTCGTTAAGGACAATAACTTCCTGATGGCCACTGACCCGGACTACGTGGATCGGCTTGACGCGCTTCCGGACAAGGAGCGCCTGGCGCTGAAGGAAGGGCGCTGGGACGTTTTCGAGGGGCAATACTTCTCCATGTGGGACCCTCGGATCCATGTCATCAAGCCCATCCGGATAGAGCCATGGTGGCGTAAGTACGCGACGATGGACTACGGCATGGATATGCTGGCCGTCTGCTGGATCGCCGTGGATGAGTTGGGTAACCATTACGCTTACAAGGAGCTGCACGAGTCGAAACTTATCGTGTCGCGGGCCATAGAGCGGATATACCAGGTCGGGCGCGATGAGGACGTGACCGCGTTTTACGCGCCGCCGGATCTCTGGGCGCGCCAATCCGACACGGGCAAAAGCGCCGCGGATTATTTCCGGGAAGCGGGGATCCCGCTTATAAGGTCAAAGAATGACAGGGTCCAAGGCTGGCTGGCGCTGGCCGAGTTTCTTAACCCTTACGTTGACGAGCTCGGCCAGACGAAAGCGCGACTGAGGTTTTTCGAGACGTGCCGGAACGCTATCCGCTGCGTCCCGTCATTACAGCATGACGACAAGAAGCCGAACGACTGCGCGCGGGATCCGCACGACATCACGCACATGCCGGACGCTATCAGGTACTACGTGACTGAGCGGCCTATCGCGGCGCTTGTCGAGCCGGAGGCGACTCGCGGGTACGCGGAGCAGTCGGCTGATTTTTTGAGTTGGGGGAGGGCTTATGCATAATTATTTCGCGGCCATGATGATTGGCGTGGGCGTTGGTCTCTTGATAGGTTACATTCTGGAACGTCTTAAACCATTGCCGCCGACCTCAAGGCAGACTACAATCGATCCTGGCGGGCCTCTTTTCGAGACGCCCGCGGATTTTGGCGATTGGTTACGGCGCAACGGCTTGCGGGCCTCGGAGGGCGCGCCGCCCATTGAGAGGCAGTGGCAAGATTTCACGACTTATGACGGGAGGCCCAAATGAAGATTAAGAAAGAAGCTAAGGAAATATGGGCTGAGTACGAGCGCGGGAGATCGAGCAAGCAGTCCGTTGGCCTCTACGAGAATTACAAGAATAACGAGAATTTTTATATAGGCAAGCAATGGGAAGGGCTGAACGCCCCGGATCTTGAGAAGCCTGTCATCAACGTGCTCAAGCGCGTCGTGTCTTACTTCATCGCGATGATCGTTACCGACGATATCACGGTAAACTTCACGCCCTTCGAGCGGAAGGACGGGCAGGAGATGATCGCGAGGATCCTTGCGAGAGAGGTTGAGAAGTCCTGGGAGCGGGGCAAGATGAAAGAGGCGAACCGGCTCTCAGTGCGTAACGCCGCGGTTGATGGCGACGCCTGCGTCCATTACTACTATGACGTTGACGCGGAGATCCTGCGGGCCGAGGTCGTGGAAAATATCGACGTATTCTTTGGCAACACGCAGTCGGCTGACGTCCAGGCCCAGCCGTATATCTTGTTCGCGACATATAAGCCTCTTGATGACGCTAAGGAGCTGGCGAGGAAGCACGGGGCTGACCCGGAGCTTCTCGCGCCGGACAACGAGCAGAACATCATGGGCAATAACGAGACGGACAATGACTTGGTGACCATCCTCACGAAGTATTGGATGGAGAAGGGCTCGGTCTGGTGTCAGGTAAGCGCGGCGAGCGTGGTTATCCGGAAAGCGTGGGACACGAAATACGCGATGTACCCTATCGCTTACTTCTCGTGGGAGCGGGTGAAGAACTCCTGCCATGGGGCGGCGGCGGTGACGGGGCTCATACCAAACCAGGTAGCGATTAACCGTTTGTTCTCCATGGCGATTCACCACATAAAGACTATGGCGTTCCCGCAGGTTATCTTTGACCAGACAAAGGTCATGGGAAACTGGAAGTCCGGGCCGGGCGTGGCGATGGGCGTTATCGGCTCGCCGAACGACGCGATAGCGACAGGCTTCCGGGTTCCGGACATGAGTAACCAGGTGCTGTTGACTATAGATAACCTGATAGAGCGGACGATGCAGTTTATGGGCGCGAGCGACTCGGCTCTTGGCACGGTGAGGCCGGACAACACGTCGGCTATAATCGCGGCTCAGAAAGCGACGGCGATGCCGCTTGAGATCCAGCGCATGGAATATTTCCGGTTCGTGGAAGATGGCGTGAGGATCATGGTCGAGATGATGAGGACGGACTACGGTCCGCGCGCCGTCATGGTGGACGCCCGTTACGTGATGAGCGCGGAAGATATCCAGGCGCTCGCCTCGGCGGGGATAGACGTTCCATCGGAGATTGAGCTCAACTTCGACTTTGGTAATCTTGACGCGGCGAACATGGACATGAACGTGGATATCGGCAGCAGCGCTTACTGGTCAGAGCTGAGCCAGCTTCAAACAATGGACAACCTGTTTAGCAAGGGTATCATTCAGGACGCCATCCTATACCTGGAGGGCATCCCTGATAAATACATAAGGAACAAGGAAAAAATCATCGCGGCTTTGGAGGCGAGGCAGGCGGCGGCGCGGGCCCAACCGGCCCAACCGGCCACGCCAGCCACGCCACAAATAGCGCCGCGACCGCCTGAGGGGGTGACCCCACCGGCGGTTTTTTAATTTAAGCGAAAAACAAAAGGAGGATCGATTATGGAAGGTAATCTGGACGATTTTTTATCCGGCATGGCGACTCCGACGGACGCGGCTATCGCGAGCGCGGCGGGCGCGGGCCCGGAAGGGGAAGGGGTAGCGGCAAGCGCCGTCGAAGAAAAACCGGCGGCAAGCGCGGCAGGGCCCGAGGGCGTTACTACGCCCGCGTCAGCGGTGGAGCCGGGGCAGGCGGCTGAGGCGAACCCTCAGGGGGAGTCACCGCCACAGCCACTGGCTGGTTCGCGGCAACCCGCTATAGCGACGCCGCCGCTTAAGTCGCCTGAGGCGATTCAGTTAGAGCAAATGGCGGCTATGAGAGGCGTCACGCCCGCTCAGCTACTACAGGAGCTCACGCTGGCCGCGGAGCAAAACCAAGTCGTTGAGCGGCAGCGGATGACCCAGCAATTGGCGGCTCAACTGTATGGCGAGTTAGCCACGAAGTATGGCGCGTCCGCTGACGAGGCGGTGATCCAGGAGCTCGCTACCCTCAAGGCGACGCAGACTGTTAATGAGCGGTACGCCGCGATGGAGAGGGACAGGCAGGCCCGCGAGACGGCGCTTCGCCAGGAGCGCGAGCGCGCCGAGGCGGCGAGGCTTGAGCCGTGGAATCGGTTTTTCCAGAGGTACCCAAACGCGGATGTCAAAGCTTTGCCTAACCAGTTTTACGCGAGCCTCAACCAGGGCATGACGCCTATCGAGGCGATGCAGGAAGTGGAGCTCGCCGAGCTGAGGGCTAAATCCGGGAAGGACGCGAAGAGGGAAGAAAATAATAATAAGGCTGTAGGTAGCCTGACGGGCTCGGCGGGGCAGGAACCGCCCGATGATTTTCTCGCCGGGTTATTGAGTTAACGCGATTAAAACAAGCATGAAAGGAAAAAAACGATGATTAATTTAGCTGACAAGTATGAAAAGCAAATAGCCGCGGTATTCGCGGCGGCCTCGTTCGTGCAGAATAACACGAACAAAAACTTCACTTGGGCTGGGGTAAAGAGCCTGACCGTTATGACGCCGCTCACTCAGGATCTTGTGGACTACAAGCGCGAGGGCACGCTGCGCTACGGTGATCCCAAGGAAATGCAGGACACCGTTCAGGAAATGAGCATGTCGCAGGACAAGTCCTTCGCGATGACTATTGATAAGGGTAACCTGAACGATCAGCAGATGCTCAAGAAAGCGGGCGAAATGCTGTCTCTTGAGAAAAAAGAGAAAGTCGTGCCGCTGATTGACAAGTACACGCTTTACCGCTGGGTAACTCTGGCTGGCACAATCGCCGGGGCCGCGGCGCTCACGAAGAGCAACATTGTCGAGAGGATATCCGCGGCTGAGACGGCGCTGACAAATCTGCTCGTGCCGTCTAATGGCAGGGTGTTGTATATCACGGCTGACGCTTACCAGTTTTTGCGGCTGGCTCCCGAGATGTTGCCGCTTGAGAGGCTGGGGACAAAGGCGCTGGCTAAAGGCCAGGTCGGCGAGATTATGGACATGATGGTCATTCGCGTCCCAAGGTCTTACCTGCCCGCTGACTGCCACTACCTGATCACTTATCCGCAGTCTGTCATTCAGGCGACAAAGATAGCTGAGGCTAAGTTCCATACTGACCCGCCCGGCATATCCGGTAGCTTGCTTGAGGGTCGTTACTACTATGACGCGTTCGTGCTCGCGGCTAAAGCTGACGGCGTGTACGCGGAGGTTGACACCAGCGCGGTGAGCGCGGCTCCCACTATCGCGATAGCTGGCGGCAACGCGACGATCACTGGGACTGGCGTCATGAGGTACACGATTGACGGCAGCGATCCCCGGTACTCGAAGAACGCTTTCACTTACACGGCGGCTGTTCCGGTTTCAACCGGTACTGTGGTAAAGGCCGTGGCGACAGCGACGGGGAAATACGCCTCGCCCGTGATAGCGCAGGCGGCTTAGTCTAACGACACTTTTAAGGTGGTGAATAGGGGGCTTCGGCCCCCTCGCCTATGATCAACGAGACATTAACCGCTAAGGATATATATATGACGGCGCTCGCGCTCACGTTCACGAGCGAGGCGAACGCGCAGGACTTCGCTGTGTTCTTTTTAAGCTTCCTGAACCTTTGCGCTCAGGAGGCTCTTGACTATGAGAACTCAATTCGCCTCGCGCTCAACGACGCGAACCCGGCGACGCCTTTGCCTATACTCGCGCGCGCGCCTATTTACGTGAGCATGGATGATATCGTGGCTTTCGACGACTTCATCGTCCGGGCGGCGCTACCTTATGGGGTGGCGTCCTACTTCTTCCAGGACGACATGGACGACTGGCGCTACGCTATAAACCGGGAGCGATTTATATCCGCGTTAAGGGAAGTGGGAAAGATACGGTTCTCGAAAGTTGAGGTTGTATATGGTTAGGGCCGTCAATGTCGGGGCGATACCGAAACGTAAAATCTACGAGTCTGAGTACTCTAAGCTGAGAGGCGTGGATTTTAGCGTAGATCCGGCGCTCGTGGACAAAAGCCGCTCGCCGTGGGCCCCGAACATGATATCCGACGCGGGGGGCAACCCGGAGAAGCGCCCAGGCTACAGGACTTTGAAAAAGTACAACGGGCGCGTGAATGGGATCCATGGCTACCTTGGCGAGATCCTCGTGCACGCGGGGACGGAGATTCACCTTTACGGCGGGGCCTTGCTTATGAGCGGGGTGAACGATTACAGGAGCTCGTCCTTTTATTACGCCAAGCGCCTGTTTATCCTGACGGGCAGGGAGTACCTTGTCTATGACGGGACGACGCTGAAAGAGGTCGAGGGCTTTGTCCCGACAACGCATATCGGCATGTACCCGGCGACCGGGGCGGGGACGTACCTTGAGGACTTTAACATGCTTACCGGAAAGCGGACAAACTCGTTCCTCGCGCCGGCTGGCGGGGCGAGCGTCTTTGTCCTGGACTCAGCCAACATCGACGCCGCGCCCGTGACGGCTCTGGTGTCCGGCGTATCGAAAACCGAGGGCGTTGACTTCACGGTGGACCGCATGCTGGGCGCCGTGACCTTTGGATCGACGATCCCGGATAGTCATGGGGTTGACACGGTACAGATAACCTTCAGCAAGGAGATAGCCGGGGCGCGGTCGAACATCGAGAAATGCTCCATATGCTCATGGTTTGGCATGGGAAACGATAGCCGGGTGTTCGTTTCCGGAAACCCTGACTACCCGCACCTTGACTACATGAGTTACCTGTATGACCCTACTTACTTTCCTTCCTCAGGGTGGGCGAAGGTGGGGTCGGACGCGTCGGAAATCATGGGCTACATCAGGCAGTTCGATAACCAGGTCATCATCAAGCGGGATAACGCGAGCCAGGAGGCGTCCATATACTCGCGAACCGCTGAGATTATTGGCGGGCAGGCTGTGTTCCCTATCAAGCAGGGCGTGGCGGGCGTTGGCGCGGTGAGTAAATACGCGTTTGACTATCTCCGGGATGATCCGCTGTTTGTCTCGCTGGAGGGCGTTTGCGCTCTGACGCTCGCTTACGGGGCGAGCGCCCAGAGGACTGTGCAGAACCGGTCGTTCTACGTGAACGCGAGGCTCGCGAAGATGGATCTGTCCAACGCCGTTTCATGCGTTTGGGATGGCTACTACCTTCTCTCGGTGGGCGATGGCGAGGTGTTTATCGCGGACTCCAGGCAGAAGTCTGGGGGTAGCGGCGCGATTAATAATGACTCTTTCGTCTATGAGTGGTACCACTGGACGAACGTCCCGGCGAGGGTATGGCGCGTGGACGACAATGAGTTGTATTTCGGCGCTCCCGATGGCAGGTTTTGCAAGTTTAACACGGACAGCGAGGGCGTTAATCGCTACAGCGATGACGGCGAGGCGATAGTGGCGTCCTGGATGACCAAGGCTGACGATGACGGGGATTTCATGACCCGAAAAACCATGCCAAAGCGGGGCACGGGCGCGATGCTTAAACCTTATGACCGCTCAAGCGTGACAGTGTACGCCATGGCCGACATCAACGGTAACCCGCAACGTAGAGATATATTGTCCAATTTCACGGTGGATATCTTTGACTTCAACGATATCGACTTCACCCGGTTCACGTTCCGGACGTCGTCGTCCCCGGCGATTATCCCGTTTGACACTAAGATAAAAAAATACTCCACGCTTTACTTTGTCCTGCTTAATGGCGAAGTGAACGAGGGCTTCGGGATATATGGGCTGATTAAAAGGTATGTCCACGGCAACTATCTGAAACGAGGTTTTTAACATGTCGCTGCTTGATAAAAAGTTTGGCAATTCGGAGATACAGGCTCCGGCGCTGACGCATCTGCCCGACCGGCCATCCGAGGCGGGCATATCCGCTCAGCAGCTCAAGGAGACGTTCGGGTACGCGCTCCGGGTTAAAGAGGCGATGCAGAGGATTAACGAGATCATTGACGAGCTCGTGGCCTCTACCGGAGCCGCGCAAGTGGGCGCGACGTTCCCCGGCGCGGTGACGGTGAAGAATGTCGCTGAGGCGCTTGTTTATGTCGATGCCCTGATAAAAGGCGTCAAGGAAAACGCTACCAGCCTCGCGGGGCTCGTGGAGGCGAATAAGAACGCGATTGCCGCGTTAGACGCTTACGCTAAATCTCTGGGAACGAGCTTGGGCAGTCTCACCCAGGTTGTATCAGGGAAAGAGGACAAGACAGTCGTTGACGCGCTTAAAATCCGTATTGACGCTGAGCTGAGCGCCCTTTCAAAGTCCTTGGCTAAAACCATATCTGACTTGACGGTACTGGAAGGGATGGTTAGCGGGCTGGGGTCATCGTTCAACGCTCTCAATTTGGCGATACAAAGCAAAGAGGATAAAACGGTCGTGGCGGCGCTGGATACCCGAGTTACCGGGGAGCTGACAAGCCTTGGCGCGGCGGCGACTGAGGCGGCGGGCCGCCTTGATGACGTCGAGGCGAACAAAGCGCCTTTGCCGAGGGTATACGCCGTAACTCTTCAACCGGCGGCGTGGGTCGCTTCCGGGGACGCTTACAAGCAAACCGTTGAGCTGCCCGGCATGGCCGCGAGCGATGTCATAACCTGGGGTAATCCGGCGCCGGTGTCCGAGGAGCAGATGAAAGCGACGGCTGAGGCGATGACGCGGATGGATAATCAGGTGGCGGGGTATGTTGACTTTATTGTGTCCGAGCCGCCGACAATCGCGTTGCCGGTCATCGTGGCGAATTACGGAAAGGCGGGATAATATATGCCGATAGTTAATCCTCCTGTAGCTTACAGCGAGAATACCTCGGACGGGCAGGGAGGCCCGGATCCGGACAAAATAGATAAGGTGCCATCAGCGAAGGGGGAAATATCAGAGTTTATCGAGGGTGGCGGGCTGGCCGGATCCGGATTGAAAGCGCCGGACGTGAAAGGCCATTTGGGAAGCAAGGCGAACCCGCATGAGGTTACGGCGTCCCAGGCTGGCGCTGAGCCCGCGTTTGAAGTGCTGGCCGTGGGTAAGGGCGGCACAGGGCAAGCGACAGTGGAATCCGCGAGGAACGCGCTGGGGCTTGGTAACACCACTGGCGCTCTGCCTGTCGCGAACGGCGGGACAAACGCCACTACAGCCGCTGGCGCGAGAGCTAATCTTGAGGTCGCTCGTTGGAAAGGCGTTGGAGCTACAGAGGCTACTACTGTATCGTGGAATGATATAACCATAGAGGGCGTGCATCCAAGACTCATGCATGGCGCGTTGAATCCTGATGGGAATGGAGTAAACGCTTACTACCACGTAATGGTGTTTGCGTACGCCGCGGACAATATCCGACAACTCGCGATACCATATAGAACGAGCGATGCGGTTTTGGGCTCTATGTACGTAAGAGCGAGTTATAACGGAGTTTGGGACGCGTTCCAAAGGATACACGCTGGCGTTGTGCCAGAAAAATATGGTGGCACAGGCGCTACCACCGCGGCTGGAGCGCGGGCGAATCTTGGCGCTGCCGCTGACGCGGATGTAGTGAAGAAAACTGGCGCTCAATCAATGGCTGGGCCGCTACATGTGAGCGCTTCCAGTAACGGTGAAATAACTGCCTATTACTATACCACTATGTCAAGCAATGGTTCTGGCAGGGCGCTATTTGGAAACAATTGTTATTTGGATGGCGCGGGTAATTTCGCGTATAGAAACACTCACGCCAGTTTGGGCGCGAGAGGAATTGTTCTCGGTTATCTAACCCCACACTCGGTACATCGCTTCGATACTGGTAGTGTCGCGACAGTGGCGGGGGCGGCGTTTACGCCGACACTTGTGCCGATCGCGACTGGCTCACCCGTGGTGATGATAAACGCTAACACAACGCTTAGTTTATCGCACGCTGGATGTTTCCTTTGGTGTAAGCAAAACAACGTGACAATCACGATACCCGCTGACGCGACCACAAACATTCCCATTGATACTGAAATAGAGATTTGTCGAGGGGACACCACAACGGTAACGATAGCCGCGGCGTCTGGCGTGACCATTGATTGCGCGGACGCCGCGAGAACTATTAGGACGCGTTTCAAGACCGCGGCGATAAAAAAGGTTGGCGCTAACGAGTGGCTACTCCAAGGCGACTTAGGTTAGGCGGTGATGAAATGCCCGGTCGTATATCAAGAAGGATGGCTGTTCTTAACGCGATGAGCGCTGAGACTATGCCCATCTTGTATCCGTACAACACGATTGACCAGATCGTCACGATGGGCGGGAAGCGGTACCGGCTGCTGACGATCACGACGTCAGGGAACGTCAATATACCGCTGGCGGTGGCTGTTGACGCGTGGCTGTGCGGCGGTGGAAGTAAGGGATACAATCAAACTGGCGGCGCTGGCGCGCGTAGCTCCCAAAGTAACGCGATGAGCTTAGCGGCTAACACAAACTACATGGCGATAATCGGTAGCGCTGGCGGGGCGAGTAGCTTCAATGGACTCGCGGTGACCGCTGTTGGCCAAAGCTCTAATGGCGGCACGGGCGGCGGTGGAGTTGGAGGCTCAGGCGCTGGCAGTGGCGATGGCGTGGCGAAAATACCGTTTGGCGCGTCTGACTATTTTACCTCTGTACCGTGCGCTGGCGGCGGCGGCGGATCCTCAAACTGGGAATATCAAAACCCGCCTGGTTATCATGGCGGGAAAGGCGGCTCGAACGGCGCGAATGGAGCGAGCGGGGGACAGGCTGGCGCGCCAAGCTACGCTGGCTCTAACGGAGCTGGTGGGGATACCGGCGGTGGCGCTGGAGGTGGCGGGCACGCTACTTTTTATGGCTCAGGTGGTGGCGGCTATAGTTATTACAACAGCAACCCAAACACTGACGTAGGCAATGGCTATCAGGGCGCGCTGTATGTCCGAATACCTTTGTGATGAGGTGAGAACATGATTTACGCGGTAGTAATTGACGACTTCGTGACAAACACGGTAGTCGCCGACGAGTCCGAGAAGGCCGAAATCGAGAAAGAGCTTGAGGCTGAGCTGGTTGACGCCGCGCCGTTTGGCTTGGCGATAGGCGACTATAGGCGGCCAGATGGCTTGTGGACGCGCAACCAGGACGGCGAGCAGATAATCCTAAGCGAGCGCCCGACGTATGACGAGCTTGTCGAGGCCCTGGTTAGTCTGGGGGTGAGATTCAATGTTGACTGACAAAGTTAAATTTTTCGCCGCGGTTGAGAAATTTAAGAAGCAAATTGCCATCGCCGCCGCTTCCGTCACTGATAGCGTAGCGTCGCGGTGCGTTGACCTGTTTGGCTCGATGAAATATGACGGCGCCCTTATCAAAGCTGGAACAAGAATCAAATGGGAAAATGGCTTGAAACGCGCGGCTGTCGATTTGTGGGACAGGGAAGAAAACTCGCCCGCGAACGCGCCGACGCTTTGGGAGGATATCGCGTACTATATGGGGTACCGGATTATCCCGGAGACGATTACCGCGCCGCTCGCTTTCTCGGCCGGCGAGATAGGCTATTGGCCAGCGGATGGCAAGTTCTACCGCGCTAAGAACGACGGCACCGTATGGACGCCCGCGGCTTACGCGGCGGCGTGGGATGAAGTCGATATAAGCGACTAAGTTACGCGACTATTAAGCCGCCTCCGGGCGGTTTTTTGATTGGAGTGAAAAGCATGGATACCATTGTCAACGCTTTTTTTGAGTGGGAAAACCTTATAAGCCTCACCGGATGCACGGCCGCCGTGATGCTCGTGACGCAGATGCTCAAGACGCCTTTCAAGCGCGTGCCTACGCGGTTTTTGAGTTATCTTATCGCTGTGGTCATCCTTATCATGGCGACCTTTTTTACCCACGGGCTCGATTTCGAGGCTGTATGCCAGATCCTGCTGAACGCCGCGCTCGTGGCGTGGACGGCCAACGGCTCATTTGACGAGATGCGGGATTTTTACGTTTGGATAAAAGAGGCGAAAAGGCTCATGAAGGAGGCCGAGCGTGATACATGAGTATAGCCTCCGGCTGGATGGTAGCGCGAAGCTTACGGAAAACTTCAAGGTTGGGGAGTTCGCTTGCGCGGACGGCAGCGATGTAATCAAGATCTCGACTGAGTTGGTAACGCTTTTGCAGCAGATACGCGATGAGTTTAAGACTCCCGTTACCATAAGGAGCGCGTATCGCACCGTAAAGCATAACGCCGCCGTTGGTGGCGCGGCTGGCTCAAGGCACGTTCTTGGCGACGCGGCTGACATCGTCGCTAAGGGTGTCACGCCGCTCGCGATTTGTCAGTATGTGGAGTGGTTACGCCCAAATAGGTATGGCGTAGGGTTGTACCCGTCGCACGCGCACGTGGACACGCGGCCTTCTCGTAGCCGGTGGGATTCCCGCTCCGGATTGAATGTCATCGTTAGCGGCTTCCCCGGCTGGCTCGCTCCGGACAGACCGGCGGCGTCAACGCCGGATGACAACGTGCCGATAATAGTCAAGTGTCCCTGCGGAGGCGACTTGGGGCTCGCGAAGGGGCGAAACATAAAGGGAACGGTATACGCGCCATTACGAGCCATATGCGTGGCGCTTGGCCATCCCGTCGATTGGGACGGAAAACAAGTTACAGTGAGGTGGAAATAATGGCTTACGGACCTGGCACTAATGTGCAAAACGAGAAAAATTATCTTAATAGCCTTGTGGCGCAAGGTGGTGGTAACGCCGCTTGGGCTCAGAATCAACTTAACGAGCTTAACGCTTACGCGGCGGCCAACCCGCCCGCTCCGGCCCAGAGCGCGCCTAAGCCATCGGCAAGCTCCGGCATGTCGGCGAGCCAGAGCGCCCCGGCGGGAAGCGTGTATGTTCCCGTGCTTGGGGGTCCAGGCTCTGTTGACGCGTATACCGGCCTGACAAATAACCAGGGCAATCAAATCATATACGATAAGGTTCCGGATACTGGGCGTTACGAGAGAGACGCCCAGGGCAACATGTGGTACATCCTAAACGGAACGGCGTACAACATGTCCGCTGGCGTGGCTTCCCCCGGATCTAGCGGGCAGGTTTGGGATCAGTCTGAGCTTGACAAGATGAAGTATGGCGACGCGGGATACGCGGGCGCGCCGGGTAGTTATGACTTGACTCCGTACAACACGGGCAGCAACTCAGTGCTTGACCAGCTCAGGGCGGCTCAGGCGGCGGCTGAGGCGGCGGCGGCCCGCGCGCGTGACTATAACCTCCAGCTCATCGACCAGCAGCTCGCGGGCTTGAATAATCAGGACGCGGCGCTCAGGGGGCAGATATACCAGGATTCTCGGCTCAAGGCTGTGCAAAACGCCGAGTATCAGGCGGCTATGGGCCTGGGTGGCAACCCTTACGCTGACGCGCCGAGTGGTTACGCCGACAGCGTGGCGCTCAAGCAGGACGCGGCGATGCGCAATCAGCTGCAGGGCGTCTCTCAGCAGACGATGGACGCTCAACGGGCGCTTGAGAATATGCGGACGAACGCGGCGGTGCTTGGCGAGCAGGACATAAACAAGGTTACGTCCGATTGGGCCTCTCAAATCGCGAACATGATGTACCAGCAGGAACGCGACGCGGCGAATGACGCGTATCGGCAGTGGCAGATGACGCAGACTGAGAAGCAAAGCCAGCTCGCTCAGCAGCAGCAACAGTGGGACAACCAATTCAGGCAACAGGCGTTCGAGTATGGCAAGAGCCAGGATGAGACTGAGCGTCTGCTCCAAAACGCGAAGATTCAGGCTCAGTATGGTTTTTATGACGGATACAAGGCCGTCGGCTTCAGTGACGCGGCTATTGAGCAGATGAAGATTGAAAAAGCGCGCGCCGACGCGATGGAAGCTCAAGCGCTGGCGGCGAGGTATTCAAGCGGATCCGGTGGAAGCGCGAGCGATGGAAGGATCGCGGGAATGACATACTCACAAGCTTATAATGCGGCGATGAGTGAGCTTGAGTTTACTAATGGCAGCATAATCACTCCAGCGCTCAAGGCTGAGTTCCAATATCTTGAGGACGCTTTTCGCGAGAAATATGGTTTAGGTGGTAATACCTTAATGTCAGGCGCGCCAACGGTATCCGCTGGAAGTGGTGGCCCAAGGTTCTCTACAAACGTCGCGGGGCAATCATCCTTGGATCAAACAGTTCAAAATCTTATCTACGCTGGATACACGGACGACCAAATCAACGATATTTTATACCGCATGGGTATAAGCAGAGGATGAGATAGATGGTAAGTCTTGACTATATACAGCAGCAGAGAAAGATTGTCGAAGAGCGAAAGGCGCGCGAGGCTGCTGATTACGCGGAAAGCGTGACAAAGCGACCCGCCGCGCCTACCGCGACTGAGAAGCCTCAGTCGGTGAAAAACACGCAAATGGCGGCGCTACTCGCTTTGGGGTGGTTAAGTAAACTCGGCAAAACGCCGATTGTTGGAAAGTATCTTTCACCATTTTCCCCAAAACAAGACGCGGCTCTTGAGACGTTAAATGACAAGATGACGTTCTCAAAAGACCTCGCGCCTTTTGAGTCCTCGTATAACCAGCTCAAGGGCGCGGTGAGTTTCGTTCCGGACGCGATAAGCGCCATGCGAGCGGGGCAGCCGATCCAGCCTGACTCAAGGTCGTCTAAGGCGTTCGCCAAAGCCGATGAAATTCGGGAAAACACGCTATCCGATTATGATAAAACCCCTTTCGCCAAGTCCGGGATTGGCTCTCAGTTCAACCCAAGGCAACTCGCTGGGATCGCTTACTCACTCCAGGAATCTTTGCCATCTATGGCGATAGGCGGGAGTCTCGGCGCTACCGCCGCGGGAAAAGCGGCGGCCTCAGCCGCCCTGACAGGAATCAAGGCGATGGGCGCTAAAGGTAACGAGCTGTCGGCGCGAGGCGTAGACGCTGATGAAGCGCTTGTCCGTGGCCTTTTACAGGGCGGCAAAGAAGGAGCGCTTAGTTATCTACCGACTCGCAAGCTCTTTGGCAATCTTGGCGGTGATGGGGGGGTACTGTCAAACACTCTAATCCAGACAGGCGCTGGGGTGCTTCAAGGGCAAGCTTCGCTTTTGTCTGACTATGGGTTGGACAGGGCCTTTGACGACCCGAACGCTAACATCTCGTGGCAAGGCGCTGGCCAAAGGGCGTTTAATGACGCTATATCAAGCGGAGTGATGGGGCTTGGCACGTCCATCATCGGTAAAATGGAGCGAAACACAGCTGAGCGAGAAGCCGCTATACAAGCTGAGATTAAGCGGATGATGAAGAATATTGCCCCTGAGCCGGAGACGGCTCCTGAGGGCTTGCAAGCGTCTGAAGCGCCTGCGCCAGAGCAAGTGGTTGACGCTACCGCGCGAGAAGTGACAGACGTAAAGTATACTACGTTAAAAAATGAAATGAGAGACAAGCTTGAAACAATCGGTGGCATCGCCCCTGTCGCTCAGCTTACTGGGCAGGAATTCCCAGAGGGTGATGGTAAAGTTACAGAGCAGGTTGGCGCGTTTTATGAGACCATTGGAGGAAAGGTACATCGCGCGGGCTTCGGTGATGTAATCCTCGATGAAAAGAGCGTAAGAGATTCAATGCATCATGGTTTTAGTGGCCCCAAAATCGCGGCGTTCGCTTCTGTGCCTGATGTAATAAAGCATGGATTACAAGTTAATCATCAAGAGAATTGGGAGAACAGGGGATATGACACATACACTTTCGCCGCTCCCGTACTCGTTGGTGATAATGAATACTATGTAGGCGCGATTGTAAATAAAAAGGCCGATGGAAGATTCTATGTGCATGAGATAATCGGAACAGATGGGCGCAATATTCGCTCCGGTGAAATAGAACGCAACCGACTCATGCAGGCGGCCTTATCGCCAGTAACGGCTCAAGCCGAGGAATCGGTTGCTTCTAAACAAATTATACCACAGCCTGAGGGTATCGTCAACGAGCCAAGCGAGCGGTTACTGACAGGAAAATCGCCGGATCCAAGCGCTATGACACAAGCGGAGGCCGACGCCATGCTCCGCAGGGGCGAAAGGCAGCTTGACGCGTGGCTTAGCAATGACTCGTACGATGACAGCGTGAGTAAATATGACGCTATCCCACAAGGCGAGGAGCCGAGGGCGAGGGATATTCAGGTTCCGAGTAAAATCACGGACGACCAACCTGTGTCATACTCAGCGCGCACCCTCATGGAAGCCGGGGTTACTCCTGATAGCTTGATTGAGAGTTTTCAACAAGCCATAAAGGATGGCGAGTTTAGCTATGAGGTAATAACTGACGCCGCGGCTAAAGCGTACGCTAATAATAAGACGCTTGACATCAACGGTAACGTAAAGCCATGGGACGCGCTGCTCGCTGACTGGCGGGATATAGTTCGCTCAGGCAAGGCGAATAAAAACGACATAGCCTATGGCCAAACGCTATATAACGCCGCCGCTCAGGCGGGCGCCACAGACACGACAGCAGCCGCGACGGCGCTAAATATCGCGATTGACTTAGCGGACATCGGCAGCAAGTCGGGGCAAAACCTACAGGCGCAGCGGATGCTCAAGCAACTTACGCCGGATAGCCAGCTTTACTATATCGCGAAGCAGACGCAGAGGCTTAACAAGGAGTTCGCGAACAGGCGAAACTTCCATGACATAGAGCTTGACCCTGAGTTGGTGGGCGATTTGCTTAGCTCTACCACGCCGGTGGAGACCGAGGCGGCTGTGGACGCTCTCCGGCAGAACATCGCTAATCAAATGCCTGTCTCTAATATTGAGCGGATAGACGCTTGGCGCAACATGGCTATGCTGGGTAACCCTAAGACGCATATCCGTAACTTCATTGGCAATGAAACAATGTTCGCTATGCGGAAAACAAGAGACTTCATAGGCGCGGCGATGGAAGAAATCGCCGAGACTTTTAACTGGCTCGACCAATCAGAGCGCACGAAGTCCATTACGAAGACCCCGGAAGCTGTCGCGTTCGCTCGCGAGCAATGGGACCTTGTTAAAGACGAGATGACCGGCGGCAAATACTTTGACTCCGATATGGCGGACATCAAGGCGATGCGCAATATCCTAAACACCGCTGGCGATGACCCCGTGTTACAGGCTCTTGAGGATTTCAGAAAATTTAACGACAAAGCCTTAGAAGCCTCTGACACTCTCGCGAAGGGACAAAACTATAAGGATATGTTCGCCCAGGCAATGAGCGCACGAGGGTTAACCGCTGATTTCCTGAAAAGCGAGGCGGGGGCTGAGCAGCTACAGGGTCTCCATAAGTACGCCAAGTCTGAGACCATGAAAGCGACTTTTAACGATGACAGCCAACTCGCGCGAGACTTGCGGAACATAGGGGAAAGCAACGCGGCCCTCAAAATGGCGATGGACGCGATAATGCCATTTAAGCGTACGCCGATTAATATTGTCAAGCGCGGGGTTGAGTACAGCCCTCTCGGCGTCGCTGTTGACTCTGTGAAACTCACCCAGGGCAAAATGACTGGGACTGAATATATTCAAAGCATATCGCAAGGACTTACTGGCACTATGGCAATGGGCTTAGGCTACGCGCTCGCTAAGAATGGCGTCATTACGCCAGGGCGCCCGGACAATGTCAAAGAGTCTCGCTTTTGGAAGTTGGAAGGCAAACAGCCTTACGCTCTCAACGTCGGTGGCCATTCGTACACGGTTAACTGGGCTGTGCCAAGCGTAATGCCGGTGATAGGCGGGATTGAGCTTTATGAAATCATGAAAAGGCGTGGGCTCAATTTCGCGTCGGGAGTCGATAGCTTGACCAGGCTTGTTGACCCTATTGTTGAGCAGAGCTTCATGCAGGGCGTGGATAACCTGATTAAATCGGCGGCCTACGGCCCCAGTAATTTTATTTCTAACGCGGCCCCTGACGTGATCGGTGGTTACGCGAGCCAGTTTATTCCTACTATGATTGGACAGGCGTCCCGTACATTTGACCCTATTGAGCGCAACACGTCTTGGGCGAATCCGGAAAATAACTGGCTTACAGCTGGAACGCAACGAACAATGAACCGATTGATAGAAAAGACGCCGCTGCGGACAAGCCTAATGCCCTCGATAAACCAGTGGGGCGAGGTAAACCAAAACACAAACCCGTTGCCAGTCAGGGCGGTAGAGAATTTCCTGAGCCCTGGTTTCGCGAGGCAATACTCAAGCGACAGAACCAACCAAGAAATACGCAGGCTGTTTGACGTTACCGGTGAGAAGTCGGTGATACCGAATTACGCCCCGGCGTTCGTGACGGTTGATGGAAAGCAGACTCGTTTTAACCAACAGCAGTTTCAGGACTATTCAAGGAATCTCGGGCAAACAAAAAAGACGCTTAACGATAAGTTATTCAACACGGCGTTTTATAAGAGCCTGCCCGACGCCGACAAGGTGTCCGCGATAAAGTACGTCAATGACTACGCCAACGCTATCGCTAAGCAGAAGGTGCTGGGCGTGGAGCCAAAGGGCTGGATCGCCAAGGCTGAGAATGTCGCGAGAAGCGGCGTGAGCGTAGAGCAACAAGTGGCGACGCGGGCGGCGGCGAAGGACGCGGGCACGGATGAGGCGAAAGTCAAAGCTATCGCGGCTGGGCTTAAGATATCCCAGGAGCGGGCCCAGAAGATGTATGACATCGCCGAGAAATACAAATTCTCCGTCGATGAGTTGACGGAGAATCAAAGGGCGAGAGTGAAATTGGCTAATACCCGGTATGGAATCAGCGAACGGGACTACCTCCGGATGATGAACGCTGTCATGGGTATTGAGGCTGACAAAACCGCCACCGGCAGGACGATTAATTATTCCAAGGAGCGCAAGCAGCGGGAGGCTATCATAGCGCTGGGTTACTCAGCCGAGCGAGCGAATCAGTTTATTCAATCGCTAAAGTAGAGGCGCGCCCGGCCATACAAGGAAGGACGCGAGTCTTTTCAACGCGGTGTCGCTTAATTTGTACAGCGGCGAGCGCGAGCGGTGCAGGCGATTGATTGCGCTTGTTTCCCATCGACCCGCCACGCGCTTAATTACGTAGCGTTCTTCCAAAACAACGCGCTCATCCTCGGTGAGCCTGCTCCAAGCCGGAGAGAACCACAGCATGAACTCTTGGGCCTGCTCCACCTTCGCTTCCAAGGCCTCAATCTGGTCCACGCTCCTTGCCCAGCTGTCCTCAGCTGTAGACCCGCCTGACCGTACCGGCGTTGTCGCCGTCGCGGTTGGGCGGGTCATTTTTGTTTCTATTTCCTGAGCGCGCTCGGATTGCGTCTCTATTATCTCAGCCATTTGGGTATAGATTCTAAGCGCTTTTTTCGTGGCCTCAAGATAATCAATGCAAATGTGTTGAATCACCGCGACTCTCCTTGTCATCACCCTCTAAAATATAGGTTCATCAGTAAACTCAGTTATAGCTAATTCCCGTTTCGACGTTTCACGTATAGGCATAAGCGTATAAAACGACTGGCCAGGATTATTTCTCGCGAGACGAGCAGCCTCGTTATCTGCCGACTCACGGGTTTTATGCTTATATACCGGCGCCATTAGACTTCCCTTCCTCCGCCTCACCGTCTTGTCGTATCGGACACCAGCGCGGAGAAGTCTTGAGCGTTGGTTTTTCATCGGACATCTTAGTAAATCCAATAAATCCAGGCATCCTTCGACTTTCTGGGCAGCGCCAGAACATAACGGACAGTTTAACAACTCACTCACTCAGCGCCTCCATCATTAAATCCACATTTCATGTTGCCTTGTTTTGTTGGCAATTCAGGCAAAGGCATCCAATGAGTAATCTCACCTTCTTGTCTATACGCCTCTTCGTCATCCCAATGACCTTCACCTTCATATGTAGCGACTAAAACATCATTATCCTCGTTATCAATTATTATGAGGTTTTTGCTTCCAATGTCATTAGGTAAGTGATCCTCTGCTTCTATCCAAACAGCATTGCTACTGCCTTGTTTTGATTCCGTGTTCCCGACATTCGTGTCGCTAACATCGCCTTGCGGCTGCGCGCCGCGCCATTTCCAGCCATCGCCAAAATTACTGATCGGCGACTGACAGTCAGAGCATGGAAACCTCTGTGTTTTTCCACAATAATAACAGCAGTCGCATTTATTTTTGCGGTGTTTCATTAGATCGATTACCGCCGCTGATAACTGCTCTTTATAAAGTTCGGCTTGACGGGCTTTCTCTATCCATTCGTCCAGCTCTTTCTCTGTAAATCGAATTTGTTCAAGCAAAGACCCAGCCGTTGTGCCATGCAATGTAAGCAAGTCATTTTTAACCTTTTCAAACTTAGTTTTCCACATATCACGTTCGTCTTTGGCGGCTTGTGTCACTGCTAACAGTTCCGATTCCAACACAGCGACCTTGGCTTTTTCGGTTTTGAGCGTGAGTGTGAGTCGCGTTATATCCGCGCGATGTCCGGCGGTAACAGCTTCCATAATAGGGATGGTATGCGCTTCTCTATACTCAAGCTTTGATTTCCACTCGTCCCGCTCCGCCGTCATAGCCTCAAGCGCGCTGATGAGCGCGGGGATATCGGCGAAAGATTTTTCTATATCCTCATGATCCGGCGCGTCAGTTATAGCGTGTATGTATCGCGCTTTTACCATCGAGATATCGACTGTCATTTTTTCGTCCATATGTGGCCTCCAGAAAACGTCTGATCGCATTTTCTTTAATCGCTTTTTTGTTCGCGGAGCATTTTTCGAGCAGTAAGCTCTTCTGCGACAACAGCCGCAGAACCCATCCAGCTTCCATTGCTCCACGCTATGCGCTGTCATTTTATTTCGTCGTCTCCGATTCCTCTTGAGATCGCGCCGACTCGTACGAAAAGCCTGGATATCCTGTCGCGTTATTACTTGCGTTCCGATACGCGGCGCAATCATCACATCCCTTTGATGGAAATGTAGTACAGTATTCACAAGGGGTATTCGCTTTTTTGATGCAGTCAATCAATCGCTCAAATTCTTGCTCCCATAATTTACCCATAGCGAAATATTCATCAATCCGCGCCTGCTATCTACGACATTCTTCTGTTAGCTCAGCAACTTTCGCGTGAGCGGCGTCTCGCTCGGAAACAAGCTCGTCGGCGCGTTGTATAAGGAGCTGTTTGATGGCGTCCTTCTCGGCTACTCTGGCTTTTAGGGTTTCAATCTCAGCCTGTAAACGCTCATTTTCATTTGGGCTATCAACAGGCTCATAGGTTAAATCAAAAATATCTGGCTTACATGGGTATAATTCACCCTTAACGCCTTGGATAATATAGTCACCTGTGGAAGCGATGCGGTCGCCATCAAGCGTAACTATCGCCAGCGTGTCGCGCAAGCCAAAAAAAAGTATCGTCTTCCCAAACGCGCGCGTAAGCCAATCAGGACGCTCGCTAAACATCACTTGTCCTGTATCATCGCTGAACCCAAGAAACTGCACCGCCTCTATTACGACGGGCTTCTTTCTGTACTTAATCGCGTTATCACTCATGTCGCCGCCCCAATCCCGCTCCACTCGCAACCCGCGCACATAGGCTCAATTTTATACATAGCACCCAGTCGTCCGCATGTGTCGCATAGCTCGGTGACAACATCCACATAGTTTCTCGCGAGCTTTTCGGTTTCGTCGGCGAAGCTTTTGATTCTGTCTGACTTAATCATCTCCCGCAGCGCGCGGGAACCCTCTATGACTTTACTGACATCGACAACGCGCGATTCCATCATCGTCCCCGTTGACATTTGGCCTCACTCTTCCTCTCCTTCTACGCGTTTAAACGCGCGGTTTTATTTAACGAGTTTAAGTAGTTTATTTATCGCGTACCACTCGGGGTTCACGAGCGCTTTTATCGCGTCGCTAAAACCAAAGCATAAAAAAAACAGAGAGAAAAAGCTCGCGAATCCCAGCAAAATCAAGATTACAAACAGAAGATCGATATCGCTTTGCAGCTCAAATCTTGTATCGCCATCATCATTTAGCGGCATGAGGTAATATTTAATCGCGAGAACGAAAACGGTTATGATAAAAAGAGAGACAATTACTTGGGCTATACTGATTGCCCCATCCACGTAAGCCTGCTTTATCATCAGCGGGTACACATACTCGGCCGCCACGCCAAGCTTCGCGGCTATGCTGTCGATGACGGCTATTGCTTGTTCTGATATGTTCATTATTCACGCTCCTAACGCTTTATCCTATTCCCCAAGGGGATTTATACTACCCCGCCATCGCGCGCCCGCCACAGGCGCTTGCAAGTCTATTTATTGGCCATGTAAAACGCTCGGGCGAAACCCGGCGGCGTTATCGCTCTCAGCTCCGCTCTGTCCAGTGGCGGGCCGCCGTACCAGTCAGGCTTAGCCGGAGCGGACCACGCGAACTGGTTCTTCTTGCCGGATTTATACTGCTTGACAAAATAAGGGTGATTGGGCCGCTCAAACACAGTTTGCTTTGGCGCGTTGTAGTATCCCCACAAGTCAGTGCGCTTTATGCCGAGATCCCCAAAGTGCCACTGGTAAAACGTCAAGGGCGGCTTACCGAGAAACTGCCTGAGATAACCGACTGGATTTTCTATCGCCCAAAACGCCAGCTTGTCTTTTAATCTGCACTGATGGATTACTCGCAGGCAAGCCATTACGATTTCGAGGCCGGATCGCAAGTCACGCTTTCTATGACTCCCGTTTTTGGCGAGCGAGAACTCAGTGCATGGTGGCGCCGCGAGTATGCCGTAGACATTATCCGGAGGCGCGTATGTCAACACGTCACGCTCTGGCAGGGTGACAAGCCTCACGTCATAACCGGCGTCTTTGTACGGGCGGCTCCACGCGCCTGTTCCCCCGCAAAGGTCGAGTATTATCTTGTCGCTGTTGGTTCTTGTCATACGCTGGCTCACGCTTTACATCGACCTTTTTTCCGTCCGAGTTGTATATACAATACTCAACATTGGCGGTTTTACCGCAGTGGCCGCATTTTGGCTTGCGCCTACTCTCAAACAGCTCAAGCTGTTCATCGACAACAAACCCATCCGCGATAAGCCTGTTAACGCATCTATCGCATAACAATACGCCGCTCATCGCTCGCCTCGCTTGGCTAACGCCATCCCGGCTTCCCATTCCTGGTACATCGCCATAAACCCTTCAATCGGCATAATCGCCACCCAATAGCAGTCATTGCGCCTGTGGAACACGACTGGCAGCTCGCCCTCGCCTCTGTCGCGCTTAGCCTGATCCACCGCGTCGTAGAGCGATAACTTTTCCGTCCGCTTGACCTCAGCGTGGATCCCCGGCAGGCCGACCACGTCCGGGCTGTCAGGTCCGCCCCGATTTTGCGCGCCGCGCCTGGTGTCATAGCCATAGTGCCTCATGAGGCTGGCGAGCTCGCGCTCCCCGCGCTTACCCTTGTTCCTTGACGCCTTGCCGATCGCTGACCGCGTTTTCTCTGTCACGCCGGATCCTCCTATACTGTCACCGCTTCCGGGAATGTCTCCGCGTACTCCGAGTCTCGCGCGGCGTCTTTTCTCGCGTCGCGCTCCGCGGCCATATCAAACATCGTGACCTGTTTTGATTCCTCATACGCCCGCAGCGCCCGCTTTATAGATTCCGACCAATCGCCATGCCTGCGGATGATACTGAAAAATTCCTCGATGTCATGGCCTACAAGCGCGTATTTCGGGTTACCTTGACTATCCTCGTCAACAAAGCAATGCGCCAGCTCGTGATCAATCAGCGCCATTCGCGCGGATTCCCCGATTAGCCCCCAAACATCCGCGCTTACGGTGATGACATAATCCGGTTCCGGCTCGCCTATAAGCGCTTTAGTCTGCGCGGTTACTTTGGTGGTTTTAGCCAGCACGGTTAGACCCGCGGATTTCCACGTCCCCGCGCGGAACATCGTCACGATACGCGCTTGAGCTAAATCGGATCGATGGTCATTGACCAGTGGCACAACATAGCTCGCGTATATCTCAGGCGCGCGCGCGAACTTTGTGGGATCCGCGATATCGTCGGCGCTGTCCGCGGCGGCCTCGGGTTCGGGCTCCGCTGGCTCCATCACGCGCGGGTTTTCGTTCTCTGGTTCTGATTTTCTCGGCATATTACTCACCCCTTATTTATTTCGCTTTGAGGACGCTATACGCCAAATAAAGATTCATTCACAAACTCTTCAGGCGGCTCAACGTCCTCTTCCTCAGCGGCGCGTAGATACCTAAACGCTGGGTATTTATCGCCCGCCTTACAACGGCAACGATACATGACCGTTATATAATCCTTGTACATCGTCTCGTATTCCGGGAAAAGGATCCTGCCTTTGTCTAAACACACAGGGCAGTTAAACAGCGCGCGCTCCTCGCCAAAATACGCTTTGTTATACTTGTCGCACTCTTTTTGGCAGGCGGCGAGCTTCTCCTCCATCGTCGTTGGCGGTGGGGTATTCTCAAGCCCTTTTATTCGTTTCTCAACAGCTTGCCAAAGGCTTTTGGGGACGAAATCACGATACATAGCCTATCACGCTTCTCTTGCCAATCCGCGCGCTTATTGTCGTCGGCAACATATCAAGCTCCTTTTCGCGCTCCAAATGGGCTTGGTACGACTTGACTATCTGAGCCCTTATTATCGTGTTGAGTTTCTCGTCGTCCAAGTCGGCCCACTCCCTAAGAGCGGAGGGATCGCCGACTATTTTTTGGACAACCGATGGGAGCTTCGCGAACTCTTTTGTGTAGCCATAACGTCCGTTCGATATTGCTCTGCGTATGATAATCCATATTTCCTGCTCCGGTACCGCGTCATCCCGCAGCGTCCGTATTTTCGCGTTGAGCTGGCCGGGGACAGGCGGGTAGCCCTTGGTGTCTGTCGCTATGAACGCCATGAGGGCGCTGGATACTTCCGCGTAGTCGTGATCCGCGAATATGGAACGCCAAATATCAAGCGTCGCTTTTTGGCTCGCCGTATCGGCTTTTTCGTAAAAAGACGGATAAGTCGCCTGGATAATCGCTATTACTTTCGCCGTTTCTTGTTTATTCAACAACCTCAACCCCTCTCGCGATGTCCAGGATATAATCCTTTCCAGTTTTTCTATCGGGGACTTGTACGTCATACTCATCTTCCCAGCCCTTCGCGCGCAACCATGAAGCTGGAAATGGGATATACTTACCGCCCTCTTTGCGCCAGTCATCCGATTCTTTCGCCGCTGAGACAGCTAACATGATCGTGGCGAACAAATCCTCGTCAGGTTTTATCCGCTCCCATGCTTTTATGGCGTCGCCTTTGCTGCGTTTTTTCGGGTAACTCGCCCAAAACTCGTCAAAGCGGATGATTATTTCCCCCTTTTCCCCATACCCCTTATCCCCCGGTAAAGAAGGAACCAAAAGAAGGGGATTAAAAGATGAATCCGAATCCAATCCAACGCGCGCGTGAAGCGGTGACTCACGGTGGGTTACGGTGGATGACGGTGAATTGACGATGTTTTCATTATCAGGCGATGGAAACTTTGATTTTTTTGATTGTATCCGTTGATGCTCACCCCAGTTCGGAAAGGCTAAATAGGGTTCTCCCGCTACTGTGTAGAGTTGAATGCTACCTAACCGTTCTAAACCCGCAAGCGCGTCTGCGATATCGGACTCCCGAAGCTTTTTAAGCCTGGGGAATACGAGGCCCTTCAACAATTCAGGATCAGCGCTTCCAAGACCGTAGTCATCCACATAAGTAATAAGGTAAATCCAAAGACGAAACTGAAAATCAGTCATCGCGTTTACTGACTTACTTGCCCGTATGCTCTCTTTGATAATCCGATTCGGCACGCGTCGTCCCCTCGCTAAATAAATGGGCTGTCATCCTCAGAAAACCCGGCTGCCCCAAGAGCCTCAGCCATGCTCGGCGAGGCCCTTTGACTGTATACTGACGGGCTGTCAATCCAGTCGCAGACGTAATCGCGGTATGTCTTGCCGTTATGCTCCCGCTCCTCGATCCGACACACAGCCGCCACGGACGCGCCTTTTTTTATTAAGGCCGCGTAACTCGCGAGGTCATGCCACGCTTTGCAGTTGGCGAATACCGTCCGCGTGTCCTCAGCCTTATCCACGGCGAGCGAAAACTCGCAGAGCTCGTAGTTTTTACCGCCTACTCTTTTGAGCGTGGCGTCTTTCGTGGCTCTGCCCACGATAAAATATACGCCCTTACCCATGTCACGAATTACCATCGGATACTCCATTGAGCTTGTCGCAGATCGCGTCATAGTCCGCTTGCTTTATATCCTTCGCGCTGGCGTAACCCTCAGCCTTGAGCCATGTCCTCACGTTCTCCGTTGTCATCCCGGCCTGGGATCCTATGGCGAAGATCCGTTGCCGCTGTTTTGGAGTAATGACGTCGGCGTCTTTCGCGTTGTTCATCTCAATAGCGCCGGCCATGAAGTCATCATTCTCCATGTCTTGGGTGAACATGCTGGACAACCCAGCCATAGTTATAACGGCGTCAACCATCGCGCGTTTTTTCGCGATTTTCAGCTTGCTGTTGGCCACGTCAAAACCACTGGCGTTCCCGACGTTAGACTCGCGGGTGTTGGCGCTACCGTAGCCCTCGGACACCACATGCTCAACGCCGTTGTGATAGACGACAAGCTTACACTGAAACTCGTACATGAAGTAGCCTGTCTCGAAGTCGCGAATGGCGTTGATGAGCTCGTAGCGGTCGAACACGCCATAAGCGAACCGGACGTTTTCCGCGCCGCCTTTGTAGAGTATCGGGTTTTTGATTTTATTCGTTGGCTTGCCGAAATCGACATCGCGCCTCAACGCGCATTTTTTCCCGCTTGGCGCCGTAAGCTCATAATTTCCGCGGAACTCCCTCACGACAGCCGGGGTTGAGTCACTTAATACTATTAGCTCGCTTGGCATTAATTCGCCTCCTTTCGTGATAGACGCTGAGTAAGTCGCTGAATAATAACGTGGGCCCAGATCTGTAAACCCGATAGCTACCGTCTTTTTGTAACTGGACGCCAATACAACTAACTCCATTCACGCCAACGCTTTTCTGAATAACAGAAGGAATGAAGGGGCAATTAAAATCGTGACTTTGCAAAATCAGGAAGTACCCATACAGCTGCGTCCAAAGGGTGGCTTTGTCAATTTTCGAGCCTGACTTAATGTCAACGATGGTCAAAACGCCATCAATCACGCCGAGCCGGTCAATCGTTCCGGCTACCCCCAGCGACGCGCTGGCGACAGGCTGCTCAATGGCGAGCCATTCCTTTATCTGGTAGTCGCGCAGGAATGACATATAAGCCTGTATATATCCCGCTAAGTGGGTTGGTATAAAAATTCCGTCGGCGTCACCCTGGTAGTCGATCTCGCAACATATCTCGTGTATCTCCCTTCCTTTGGCGGCGGCCGCGTCCCGTAGCCATGGCCTGGCGCCCTCGGCGATATCCACGGTCAAGGGCTTGCATATTTCCGTCACGCTTGGAAGGATGACGCCATCGAGGGTATATGTGTGGGTAGCCTCATCGAAGAGTAGGTAATTCGCCATCGCGTTAACTCATCTTTTCCGCTACGCGCAGTAGCAAGCCTATAAAGTCGTAATATTCAAGATACTCAAATATTTTTCTGAGCGGCTCGTTTATGGCGTCACCCATCTTTTTTACGCAGGACTCGCAATATTCTTCGCCGTCAGCTATTATCTCGCCGCAAGCGCATTTAGCGGTGTCAGTAAAGTAGTCGCCGCCACAAGCCGGGCAACGCTCCTCGTTGTCTTTGACATAAGCGTTGTCGAAGACGTCGCCACACTCAAGGCATATCTTCTCGCCTACATAGCGATAGCGCGCGTTGTCTCGCGCTTCCCATAGAGCGTCCAGGCGCTTTTCGCGCTCAAGGTCATCAAGGGCGACACTAAGATTCATCATCTTGCCCCATCCCCGCCATTTCGGCCAAAACCTCGATAATCCATTCACGCGCCGCCGAGAGCCCGCCGAACTCAGCCTCAACGGCGTCCGCGAGAGGTTGTGGCAATCGTATTTTTAACTCACGGCACGCGCGCTTGCTTTGTGGCCTGGGCTCAATCGCGAGGACATTTCGCAGCGCCACGCGTTGCTTCTTTGTCGGCGCGCTCACGCCGTTCTCATACCGACTCAAATCGGCCACGGTTATATTGACGCCCAACTCCCGCAGCGCCGCGATTACCTCAGTCTGTTTCATGCCTTTTTGCAATCTCGCCTGCTTGAGTCTCACGCGCGCTCACTCCTCCCTATTAGCCACATTGGATTTACGCCGAGGGCGTCAGATATCGCGAGGAATGTTTCGATGTTTGGCACTCGTTGCCCCAGTTCATATCTGCTTAATGTTTGCGCTGGTATTTCAGTAATCGCGGAAAGCTCCGCGAGTGTCTTCGCTTTTTTTTCCCGGTATTCTTTCAATCGTTTCGCGAACATATTCCGCATTGTTGCCATCTCCGTTCGGTGATATGCTTTATTTATTATGATTGTGGAGGGATAGGGAGTGGACAGATTACACATTATTCACGACATCGCGCTATGTTTAACAAGCAGGTTAGACGTTAAAAGCACCGAGGAATTTGTCGCGGCGTATCTTGATATAAGAGATATGGTTGAGCCCGTTTATGAGTTATTAGCGGGTGACGATGATTACTGGGAGTAACGGGCCATTTTGTCGAGAGTCTCAATGTTTTTTCGCGCCTGTTCTATATACGCGAGGTGATCTGGGGTTCGACAATCGCTATTTAGGATTATCTCTTTTGTTGATTCACATAAGAAATCAACCAAGTCTGACATGTCATCCGACTCACCAAGGACATTGCCGCATAAAGCGCAACGCTTCGGCGCGCCCGCTTGATTGTCCGCGCGTTTTTTAAATCTTCGCTTGTTCAGCTCACGGATTGTTAGCCCATTCATCATCGAGTCCCTTCTTCGCGTTTGTCACGTTTAAACCTATTCATGGCGCGCTCCTTTCGGTACGATGGCGGCGACGGCGCGTTAAGACGCGTTATAGGTTGCCGCCGTTTTTGATAAATTCCTGTATGGCCGCTTTTTCGAAACGCCACTCAACACCGATTTTGAAAGCGGGAATTTCTTTTTTTTGAGCTTTTTTAATAAGCCCCTCCGGAGTGCGTCCAAGCAGGCGTGACAATATTGGCAGATCGAACACGACAGGTACTTCATCCCAAGATTTTATTGGACGCGTCTTAATCGTCATAAAAACACTCCATGCTTTAAAGGATGGTAAAGAGTTGAATAAATATCTACTTACTTATAAAAAAAATTTTGTTTTTTTGCTCATTTGATAAATCTAAAACATCACAAATGGCGATGATTTCGTTAAGCCTGAAGTCATATATATTATCAATTTTTTTTTGCAGTCCGTATGGCGTTATGCCGCACCTGGAGGCGATGTATTTATATTTTACGCCCTTTTCTTTTATGGTGTTTCTGAGCAGTTCTGTGTTAATCACGTTCGCACCCCTTCCAATGAGTAGACAAAACTTCTACATATCGAATATAAAACACTGTAGAATGAATGTCAACACATATTACGTAAAAAACATAGCACTGTTGATTTAAGATATTCACTGTGCTATCATTAGCTTGGAGGGTAATGCAATGCAAAACCTTTGCGAGCGGATAAAAAAAAGAAGATTAGAGTTGGGCTTGTCTCAAGATGAGCTCGCGAAAAAGTTGGGTTACAAATCACGCTCTTCGATAAATAAAATCGAGATGGGCGTGAATGATATACCACAATCAAAAATAGAAGCGTTCGCTTTCGTTCTGGACACAACTCCAATGAAACTAATGGGTTGGGAAGAAAAAGAAAACCCCGCGTTAGCGGGGGTGGATGAGATTGTTGATGAAAATATAAAGCTATTTAATAAGCTAACCCCGGATGATCGCGCTTTGGCTATCAAGGCTTTTTATGCCCTAAGTAACATGCCGCAGGAGGAGAGAAATTCGTGGCTTGAGTATTTTCATTTTCGAGCAAAGCGGTCAAATACTGATTAACTAAAAGATTTTCCTCATATGTCAGCGATAACAAAAATTCCCTTAAATTCCAATTTTCGGGGGGGGGGGGGAAACC